TAAAACAAATTATTTAGTTAATTTTGTTTATTATATTACGAAATTGGTTCCACAATTATTATGCAGTGGTAAAAATTTCGGAACAGTTCATAAACATTGGAATTTATCAGATAGTCATAACAATGATTTGAAAAAGATAATCATGGATGAATTTGTATATTTAAAAGACGTGGATATTAATATTCATGAAAAGAATTCAACTATGTATGTATATTTAACAAGAATACAGGAAACAATACGTGAAATTTACACTTTATGTAATTTGATTCCATATGATGATTATGGTGATAATTACAGTTTTATGGATAAGCGTTGTCAGGAATTATTTTTAACCTATTGTATTTTTTCAACATTGTATGAATATATTATTCTCACTGATAATGAAGATATGATACAAATAGAAGTAGAATATAAAAAGAGTTTAATAAGAAAAAGGAATAAAGAACAGAATACTAATTCAGATACTCTTACATCAAGTAATGAATTACAAGAAGAATACGCTGATGATATGTTAGATTTAGAAGAAATTGAAATAAATACTGGTGTATTACAAACGATGAAAAAGAATGTGGGTAAAATATTAACAGCTATCCTTAAAACGAAACGACAAGAAAAAAATATGATAAATTACAGCTATGACGGTATAATTAATAAAACGAGACGTTCAAAAGATTATGAGAAGAAACAGATAATAAAATACTTGGGTAAAATGAGTATAGAATTGCGAAAGATTGAAGATACACATAAACAGTATAAGTTGGGTATGTGGAATGCTGGTATTCAAAAGGGTATGATAAATTACGATAAAAATACATATGATAATGAAATGAAAAAAATAAATCGCGAAATTATTCAGGGTATTGATAGAGAAGTCGCACAAGATGAGGACATCGGAGAAGGTGCCATAGCCATGTCAATGATTCAAAATGTATATAGAGTAGAAGATTTAGAAAAACATGACGAAGAATTAAACGAACAAATGTACGATAATGAAGCACAAGATATTTCACATTTGGGAGAAGATTATTATGATGGCAATTATTACCCAGAAGATAATGAAGAATAAATCATAATGATTATATTTGTTAATATTATTTGTTGATTTTATTTGTATTTATATATTAAATAATGCGCTCATTTATTCTTCAAAATAAAATTTTCGTTGCTATTGTTTTATACATGACAATATTTTTTATAATTCATCAAATAAAACCATCATTGATATATAATGATGATGGTAGTTACAGAGAGTTTGGTGTTGGATACAGACACAAAACAGTTGTACCTATATGGTTGGTCTCAATCATCATAGGAATATTATCTTATTTGGCAATACTATATTATTTAGCTTATTATTAGTAAAAAAAATATTATTTATAAATATATTAAATTATAATTATAAATGTTACCGAATCTTATTGATACAAATAGTAAACATTATATAAAATCTTCATTAATGGAAATGCATGACAATAAAATGAAAAATTATACGAATCTTTTTAATATTAGTATTTTTATTACTTTTTGTATAGGTGTTACAGTGACATTATATTATTTATATAAAGGAAAAATCAGTGATGAAGAAAAAGCAATCCGTTCATTTAAAGAAAAACAACATATTTTATCAAAATTACGCGCTTTACAAGAAGAGCAATTTGAAAAAGCACAAATTACATCGCTTCCTCCAATATCCACAATTCACGATTATCAATAGAAAAATGATTTATAGATATTTTATTATGATTTTACTATATACAAACATATATTCACATATATTAAGATGAATATTATTGAAGAACAACGAAAACAAATTATTTCGGATAATAATACAGCTCAAAACGTAATAGATGGTCTAATAGAAAATATTAATAAACTCGAAACAGATTTTTTAGTTCAACAGGAGTTAAATGGGGATATTGATTTGGATGGTTTATCCAGTTTGAAAATAAAAAAAATTTCATTTAAACCTGGTAATATTACCTCTTTGAAAAACATACCCGCTAGTGTAGTTGATATCGCAATTGGTAATAATTTATTAACATCTTTAAATGAATTACCCAAGAATTTAACGTCTTTAGATATAAATCATAACTACATTGAAACGTTGGATTTATCTGAACTTAAATTGCTGGAACAATTAAATATATCTCACAATCTATTTACAAAATTAGATTATTTGCCACCATTAATAAAAACATTTAACTGTTCTAATAATAAAATTACATATTTAGATTTACATAATGTAAAAAAATTAGAAGATTTAAACATATCATATAATTCAATTACTGTTATTGATAATTATCCAGATTCAATAGTAAATTTTATAAGCGAACATAATTCTTCTATTGAATATCGTAATACAACATCTATACCTACTGAAAAACGTGAAAAACAAGAAAAATACGATTATAATACTTGTTTGAATGAATATTTCAGATTAAGAAAACATTATGAAATGTCAGTATTTTCTCATAAATTAAAAATGTTTAAAAAAATGAAACGTAAGGAAATGAGTAAAAAAGAATTCTATTTAAAAACAAAGAGTTTAGTTGGTAATTGTGTAAAGTGTGAACGAAACGTAGGTATAACGTTTATTGAAAATTCCGAAATGTATAAAGCGACTTGTGGTAGTAATACAGATCCTTGTGGATTAAATATAGAACTCATAAAAGGTGATTATACTACAATAAGAGAAATATTGGATGTCTTTAAATCTGAAGCATTGGATGTTAAAAAGAAAATTATGCAGCATAAAATGGATATACTATTTGATTATATTGACGAACAAACAGGCGTTAAAGAATACGAACAATATATTGAAGATTTTGAAGAATATACCAATGAATATGTCAATTATTTAAATAAATATAACGCGATTGTAGACAATACGGAGAAAAGTGCCATGATTAACAAATATTTAGTTGAAGTCCATGAACTAACACAAGAATTTAATGTGTATTTACAAAAATATTCACAAACAAATAATAGGGAATTTTTAATAAATGCCATGAAAATGTATACCGAACAAATATACGTTTTACACAAAAAAATATATAATATGGAAAATGAGATTATTGAAGTAATAGATGACGTAAATCCAATTCGTCATATTCTAAATACAAGTAAAAATTCATTATCTAATTTAGAAACATATATATTCCAAAAAAATTCGGTCAAAACATATAACGTATAATTACGTTGTTGAATACTGGATAAATAATATATGACAAAGCTGTGATATATTATTTTATATGGGTAATACGTATTTGCATAATACATAACAATGATTTTAACAACTATTATAATTGGATACTGTATCCCATATTATATTATAACTATTCGCCCATTTTTTTTGATAACAACGTGCTGTTGATGAATCCGTATTCCATCCTGACACTTCAAAATCAATTGCTTTTCTATCACTGGTAATTCCAGGTGTATTTGTGTCTGTCAATAATAAAGAGTTACTACTATCATAAATATTTCCAGCATTTTTATGTGAACCATCAGGCACTTTACATTTTTGTGTTGATTCATCTATTTCCCAATAATCGGGACATTGATTCTTAACAGGTGGATATGGTTTATCATTTGGTTTTCCTAATACATATACACCAATATATGTTAATATAAGAATTAATAATCCAATAGCAACAGTTAATACGACAATATAAAAAGTTTCCATTATATTATAAAGGAAGAAAAGTTTATCATTGTTCTAAATATTTAGAATATTTATTTCTTATTGTAATTTATATTACAAATGATACCATCATCTTTATCACATGTTCCATTTAATGAAACATATAAAATATTAGACGAAAATGTAGAAAAGTATAATGGAAGAGTTCAAATTGCTGAACCTTCAGAAACCGCAATTTTTGACATGCAGGAAAGAATCAATGTTAAAAATAAAACAACCGAATATCGTGAAGCTCTAACAGGTAATTTGGAATCATCAATACTATCTAAAGCATTTTTTAGTGAAAAGAATATTCAAATCATTCAAAATGGTATTCGCGCAGGCGTATATGAACGCTCTAAAGGTGAAATTATACCAGCACCTCAAAATATAGAAAATATTAAAATAATTATGCGAAGTATATTTTTACAATATGCCGAAAATTATCCCCAAGATGTTACCGGACAAATTAAACGCTTAAATGATCTTGTTCTTGAATATGCCGTAAATAATGTATATAATGAATCTGTAGCTTATGTTAATTATATCAGAGATCAAAGCACATTAGTTACACCAATGGAACGTCCTTTGCAAAATGATCGCGATTATAAACAATTAGAACGCAAAGTATTTATGTAATGATACAATAGCATTTCTATTATCCAGTGTTGATTTATTGGATATCGACAGTTGAAATTGTTATGTGAGTTATTGACATAAAAATATTATATTTGAATATAATAACAATGAGTCATGTTGGAAACGCTATATTCCCGGTTGAAATTATGAATCAAATAATGTCATATTACTGGAGTCACATGTTTTACGAAAATGTAGTGTCAAATCTAGTGTCACACAAAATTAAAATGTATAGGATACATCGTTTCTTAACAATACAAATAATACCTCGTGCTGAAAGTATACATGTTTTAACATACCTACATCATTATCTAAAAGAATATAATACATTTCTAAAAGATATAGCTAATGATACTGGACTCCGATTATATCTTTCTATTGATTACCCTAAAGTAAAACATATTACTCATTTCATTACAGAAAACGCTTTTCGTTCAGTTAAAGAAAAATATAGATATGTCTGTAATTATTGTTGTTGTTTATCCAATTTCTCACGATATTATGTTATTTATGGATTTCAACAGATTCTCGATTCATAATTTTACACTAATAACCTGTAAAATTATGCTAACAAATGTTTTATTTTAACGAATATATTTACCCGTTCTTGAAAATGAATCCACTATATAAATTACAAAAATTCCTAAAAAGGAATAAAGTATAAATTCTTCTGTAATATTTTCCGTTTTTTCATGTTGTTGTTGTTCTAACATGTGAATCATATAATTGAGTTTTTCCATCAATTTATCATTTGAATTCACTGGTATACCCATTCTTTTTGATATTTTATTGATATGAGGTGCGTATTTAGATTCATTGTTATATACCATTTCACCATTGTATATTTTGTTATAACTGCTAAATACTTGATGTTGATTAGGATTATATTCTAAATTGTTTTGTTGAATTGGAGGTAGGTCTTTTTTAACATGAATATTGGGTTTTGGTAAAGGATTAAAATTCTCTAAATTATTTCCATCACTATTTCCATCATCTTCGCTTGTCAATTTATCAATCAAATCGTGAACCTTACTATTACGTTCTTCTAAATCCTTTTGTGTTTTTTCAATATTTCCTGGAATATTTGTTTTAAATCCCTCAATCATTAATGTATTCTCTTGACTATTATTATCCATATTAAGTGATGGTTTTTTCATAGATGGTATTTTTTTTCTTTTTTCTGTATGATTCCACGCGGAAGCACTATTTAATAATGACATTTTATTACTTAAAAACTCCATAGAATTTATTTTTTCAAAAATAGTTAAAAATAACAAAAATTATGTTCTCAAAAGTATGTATATTATACAAAAATGGAAATGATTGCTGAATTTATCCCAATGGTTATATTACTTCTATTGTTAAGCTTTTCAAAAAAATTTATTCAATTGTCTCACACAAGTTTAGGAAAGTTATTAGCAATTATTATTATTATTTTTTATGCTCGTTTTAATAAATATGTTGGTCTATTTGTTTGTACGTTAGTTATATTATATTACAATGAAACTGATTTTTACAGTTTTGAAATCAAAGAAGGTATTGAATCACAAACACTAGAAGATATTCAAGAACAGCAAATGCAAGCTGAAAAAATACAAAATAACGAAGAAGACAAAAAGAGAACATATGAATTGGAAATGGAAAAAATAAAACAAAGTGAAAAAGAACAAGCACATCAAATGGAGATGGAAAAAATTCGTCAACATGAAAATGAAAAGAATAACAGAATTGAAGTCTTACAAAAAATTATTGAATCAAAAGATTATAGTAAATCCATTAAGAGAAAAGCACAAAAAGAGTTGGAAGAATTATTATTACCTACAAAAGACGACGAGGGCGATAAAAATACTTCAGAAAACTTTGAAAACAACACAACAGAAAACATTAAATACAGCATTATTAAAAATAAATTGGATACGTTTCAGAAATTGATACCAAAGGTCTTGTATGAATAAATTTGGACCCTATATTTTTTTATGATTGTATTATAAATGAAAAGACAATTAGAAAAAACATGGTTGACATTAATCAACGACCAAGTACAAGTTCTCAATAATAGTAAAATATTCGCTGGGATAATGATTATTATTTTGAATATTGCTTCTCGTTTTGTAAATATTAAATTAAGTAAAAGTATGGAATCCTATTTAAAACATACATTTAGTAAACAGATATTGGTATTTGCAATTGCGTGGATGGGTTCACGTGACATTTATGTAGCATTATTCATTACATTATTATTCGTTATATTTACGGAATATATATTAAATGAAAATAGTATGTTCTGTTGTTTACCTGAATCGTTTCAAGATTATCACATCAATTTAGATTTAGATGGCGACGGTGAGATTTCACCCGAGGAAATTGAAAAAGCGGAGAAAATAATCGAAAAGGCGAAAAAAATGGGAAAGAATGTGAAAATTTCCAATTAGATATTTCAAAATAAGATATAATTACAATATATATCTTATTATCATAAATGGCAAGTTTTAAAGTTCAAGAATTAATAATAAGAATTGATAGTAATATTACTGATTCTAATGGGAAAACTACTGGATTTAAATTTACGAATAGCAATGTATATTTTCCTGATAGTGAAAAGAATACAAAACCTTTTAATACTTATCCTTATTTTACATCAGAAATATTGTACCCACGAAATATGTTATTAGCATTAGAAATGCATAGACGTTATGAATTCTTTTTTAATAAATCAGTTTTTGTAGATATATTAATGCGTAGTGGTTCTAGGGATATAAGTAAAGACGAAAAGAACGAAACTTATTTGAAATCTTTGAAAGACAATGAATATCAGAATATAATGTTGATGATTGAATTATTATTCCCGACAAATTTCCCTATTAACAATGATATTAAAGATTCATATAACTACTATATTCTTGGTAATAGAGGAATAGGACAAAATATGCTATCCGCTTTTCAAAATCCACTTCAAAAGAAAAATTTTTCATATGTTAAAACGGGTGGAAAAATATACACGGTTCGTAAAAATATTTGGTTGAATGATTTATTAAACAATCCGACATATTGGAAACTACGAAACGATTATACAAATATCAAGGATTTTATAGAAAATTATATCAACGAAAATCGGGGATTAATCGCAACATATACAAAAAATATGGATTTAAAAATTGCTGAATTGGATAATTTTTTGGCTGCTGCATTAGAACAAGCTAAAGCAAAAGGGATAACAAAAACTGGACTAATAAAACACAAACGTGATGAAATAGAATCAGTTAAAAATAAAGATGATAAGGATTATGAGATTAATTTTATTAAACTTTTAAGTTTAAAGTCAGGAGAGCATCCTGTAAATTATGTTAATGAAGGCATGTATAAAAATTTAATTGGAAAGATTAAAGACTTGTATGAAAAAATAACAGAAATAAAAGAAAATATGAAATATATTGACAAATATAATAAATTAAATATTAATAATTTACAACAATATATGCGTGCTAAAAAACAAAACGTGTCTCGTGAATATTATAATTCAATGAATTCTATTATACGAGAATATAGTAAAACAAATCGCAGTAATCCAAAATATCAAACAAGTAATTTTGAATTACAAGATTTATTTAATAATTTGTATAGTAGTTCAAACGTAAGCAATATTGGCGACGACCATGTAGATGCAGAAATAAAAAAGTTTTTTAATTTTATGGATTCTATGTATAATCATTTTATTATTGGTAAATCCAACACAAATATAAATGATTATAATTCATTGTTGGATGTTGGTACAACTATATCACAAGAAGGCAATACAACATACCGTGAAATATATCTATTAATTGATTTTTTTGAAGGAGAGATAAATGATAAAAATAAATCACAAATTTTTTGTAACTACGTTGATAACCATTTGGGCGAATTATTTGAAAAATTATTAATAGCAAAGTCATTTAAAGATCGAACTGAAAATTGGAACGCACAATTGAAACGTTCCGCATTATATTCAAAATCAACTGGTAAGTCAATTCAGGTTCAAAATAATGATGATGATAAAAACCAAAATAAACGAAGGACTGATACAGATAGTAGTAATTATCGTGACAAAAATAATTCCAGTGATTTAACATATATTTTTAGTCAGTTTGTGAATCAAGACGCTGAAAACAAAGTACAAGAATATAATCAACTAACACGTGCAAATAATGATGCTAATACACTTTTCAAAATGAATCATAAACAACCAGACTATAAGGATTTATTATCAATATTTACCAAAAATATAGATGACACAGAAATAGATGAGATTAGAATTGGTATCACCAAATTAATAGATGATTCAAAAATCAAGATAAAAGCTGATAAACAAAGGGTTATAAATAAAGAAAATAATCCATCTGAATCACGTGACAGTATTAATACACTGAAAAAGGAAATAATTATCCATGAATTTATGGAAATTATATATACAAATATGCTTAATCATTTTAAAAAAGGAGGATATCCAAATCGTACACGACGATTGATTCCACAGAAAAGGAAGAACAAAACGAAAAAATTGAATCTGAATTAAATAGCTAATGAATACATAACAATAATTATTATTAAATAATGGCACCTACTAATACAGAGATCGAGAAAAATATAAATACTATTATTGCGAATATTGGTAATAATAGTATAAAAAAATATCTAACAGACGACGAGGACTTATTTGACATCTTATCCAATCCTTATATGAAAATAGACAGTTTCGATATTATTTTTGAATATGAGGCAAAAGATAAAATGAATGATGATATAAATATATATAAAACAATGATTGATGATTATAAAAATAAAATTATATCTGTGACACGTTGTATATTACGCGATTATTATTACAGTGAATGTAAAGGATTTTCATATAAATCAATGAAAAAAATATTAGCAAAGCATATATCCGTATATTGTGACAAAATGGAAAATTATCAAAAAATTCTTTCTGTATAAATGTGTGTGCGTGTAAAAAATATGTTATATCTTGTATTTGTTTTTTATTTTTGTAGAATTAATTTTCCCTTTACCATTTTTCCAATGCAGTCTCCTACGTCTTCATCTTCCAAAAATTCATAAACGTTTCCGTTTATTTCATCATCAACATAATAATGTTTACCATTAATTATAATATCAAATACCTCTCCATCTTCCTCTTCCTCCTCCTCCACTTCCTCTTCGGCTTCTACTTCCTCTTCCTCTTGTTCTTCTTCCTCTTCGGCTTCTTCTACTTCCTCTTCGGCTTCCTCTTCGGCTTCTTCTACTTCCTCTTCTTCTACTTCCTCTTGTTCTTCTTCCTCTTGTTCTTCTTCCTCTTCGGCTTCGGCTTCCTCTTCGGCTTCCTCTTCGGCTTCTACTTCGGCTTCCTCTTCTTTTTTCACGAAATCTCCTTTCTCTATTTCAGTCCAAAACCTGTCCTCTTCCTGTTCGTCTTCCTCTTCATCGCAAGCGTTTTGGCAAATATATTGCCCGGTATTCTTCATTTGGACGATATTATCTGTATTTTTACAGAGATCACAAGTTCCCTTTGTATTATTCGGTTCTTCTTCAATAAATAGGATATCATTTAATCCATCGTCTTTATAATATCCATCACAAATATTACATTTTTCAATATTTTCATCATCTAATTCAGCAACACAATCTGTATTTTTACATAATTCAACCTCATTTTCATCAAACTCACATTTTACCTTTACCTCATTTATGTCTGTTTTAACTATATTTAAACTATTTGTAAAATCAATTATACTATTTTTCAAATCTATCTCTTCATCTATATCACAATCATCTAATGTCAAATCAATTACTTCTTGTTTGCGCTGTTTCATAATACTAGGATAATCATGTAAAATAGATACAATTGCGTTATATTTCTTTTTATATAAATTTCTTTTTTCTTTTAATTTATTGTTTTTCTGTTCTAATTTTTCAATACGAGAATGTAAATTACGCACAAATGGTAGATCATTCACCAATGCTTCAATGAGAGTTTGATTCATTATATCAATAATATGTAAAGTATTTATGTTGTTTATAGATTAATATTTCAGAATCAATTTTTACACAAACACTTTTTTCCAATGATTAGGAAACAGATCATGTGTTTCCATTTGATTTTTTGGTCCAAACCAAACAGACGGATAATATACTTCATTTCGTTCTTTATTGCATAAATAAGCACCCCACCAACTAAATGAACTATTCGCTATTATTTGATTGTCACATAAAGACATTAATAGCATCTGACACCAGTCGGGAATATCATCGCTTACTTTTACAAATTCAATATCATGGTTAATATTTTGTAATCTTTCAATATTTTTATCAACAATAATGTTGTCTTCTTTCTGACAAAAGTATAATATTCGTGTAATATGCTTTACAGAAGTTAAATATTTTAAAGAATTATTATAATATTCATATGGCATAATTGGATGATAATCTTGTATGTCTTTATAATCACCTAAACGGAAATGTATACCGCACGTTTCACCAATATTATTATTGAAATAATTGGAATATTTTTCATATACATCTTCTTGTTGTTTTTTTATTCTTAACATATTGAATATAGTAGGCAAATATCTATCAAAATATTTATAACTTTGATAATATCCAAACAACATGACATCTTGGTTTACGTTTTGTATTTTTGTATATGAGAAACCTTTTTCTTTTATACGCGGTAGATTATATAAATAATTATTTTCAATGCTTTTATTTTTATTTGTGGTAAACAACAATAACGATTTTAAAAAGGTATCCCAGAATGTATATCGTAATACTGAACTTGGACTAATGTCGTTATAAGGGAAAACGATTTTCTTGGAATGTTCTATACCATAAGCAATTGTCGTAAATATTTGAAATAATTGATTCCCTAAACCACCCATAATATAACATGAAATAATTGAAGACATTATACATTATAATACCATATAATATTTATGTTATTACCAATATTATTGTAATATTAGACATCGCATTACAATAATATATTTACAATCCGAAATGTTCTTTGATTAATTCCTTCTTGCTTGGACCTTTTTTCTTTTCACTTTCACGTTTCACTTTGTATTTTCCTGTATTATGATTTTTTTCTTCTTTGGTTTCGGATCCATATAAACCACTTACAAAATGATCGTTATCTTCGTGTAATTCTGGTAAATGACGCGTCATTGGTTTATCCAAGACTACTAATAAATGTTCCGAACCCAACATTTTACGATATTCTTGTATTGTCAATGAACCATAAAATTTATCCAAAATATAATATGGATTAGGGGCAGGTTTAATATTTTTCGTGTAATTATACACCTTTCCATATATTTCGTTTATCATTTTATATCGTTCAAATTTAACTGCGTCATCGATATCTTCTTTAAATAAATATGAAACCGCGCATTGAGGACTACAAAATGAACCATAACCGGAAATAACATCCTCTGAAATAACATTTGGAACAAAACATGTTGGTGTATCAAACGAACAAGTACACCAAAAACACGCGCTTTTTTTATTAACATTATTTTTATACAATTGAATTTTCAAATTTTTTAATTTTTCATTTACCTCGTTTATATTTATTCCATCCAAATTATTATTTACAGAACTACTATTGTTTTTACAAATACTACATACTGTTTCATCGTTATATGGATTATTTTTTGTAACATTATCTTCATTATAAATACTGTAATCATTATTGTCTTCGTAATAACTTTTAATATTTGGTGGTACACTAGGATCATATTTTATCAATTCATTCGTATTTATATCTTTCTCAACATCTAACGAATTACATTTTAAATGCAAAATAATATTACTATTAGTAATTGCGTGTTCGTGTATGTCTTCAACTTTTGTGATAATTTTTCCTCCTTTTGGTTTACGACCTCTTCTTTTGGGTCCCGTCGCTATTGGTTCTTCTGTATTTTCTTCTTTGAGCTTGTCCTCTTTTCTTTTTCTTCCGCGTTTTTTTGCGATTTGCGGTTCTTCCATATTTAAATGGTTTGTAAGATATACATAGTTAAATAGAATGATATTTAAGTTATTTAAATATATATTTTATTCAATAATATATGAAGTTATTAAATTGCACTAAAATTACAAAAACGTCTATTCATACTATATTTAATAAAGCAGACTATTATTTACACAATGATGATAAAATACATGACGATTGTAAAGGTAAAATATTATGTAATATTTTTAGTGAATCTAATTCTTATACAATGTTATCATTTGAAACCGCAATGTATAAACTAGGAGGACAAGTAATTAATACGATTACGTCTTCTCATGATAATGTATATGATAAAGTTAAATTATTAGAACAATTGGGAGATATCATTACATTACAACATAATGATAGCACATTACAATATGAAATATCAAAAATAATAAAAAAAGCATTTATAAATGCTGGGAATGGGATTGGGTACGGGAATGGAGAACATCCTACACAAGCATTATTGGATTTGTATACTATTTCAAAATATTTCAATATTGAAGAAGAACCCATTACAATATTATTAGTAGGTGACATTACAAAATCGCAAACCATTCATTCGCTAGAAACACTGTTGAAATTATATGTAAATGTAAAAGTGGAGTATTATTCATATTCACAACCAAATAAAAACGATAAGCGACATTATATAAACGATTACACTAATATACATTTGTATGATGTTGTGTATATAACACCATATCCGTTGAAACAAATAGATATTAAATATATTTTATCCAATGATATAGTTGGGCGAATGAAAAAAAATGCGATTATTATGAATCCATTTCCTAGAATGGACGAATTACCATGCTATAATGATACAAATGAACGCAGTGTATATTTCAAACAATTTAAATATGGAGTATATGTTCGTATGAGTATTTTGTATTGTTTGCTTTTCAAAACATTAGATAACACTTTCGACACACTGGAATATAATTATCAGAACCAATTACTATCTGAGATTCATTGTTGGTAATACGTTTTGAGAATAATGCTTTTGTACCATCTTTACAATTCATACACAAAGATTGCAATTTAAAAATATTATCACAAAACGGAATTAGATCCAATAATCTACCGAATTTATTGCGTTTAAAGTCACTATCTAATCCACATACATACACACATTTTTTATATTTTTCAACCAATTTAATAGTAGTTTCGTATATGTCATCGAAAAATTGTCCTTCATTAATAATAATCACATCTGCTTTTTTTATGTCATCCTTACAATTATTCAAAACATCTTGTATATTAATCGCTTGAATACATTCTATATTTACTCCATCGTGATTAACCAAATTAGTGTCATGATAACGCGTATCTTTGTAATAGTTTATAACACAAATTTCGTGTCCTAATAATCTGTGTTGCTTATAACGTTGTATTAATGTAGTTGTTTTACCAGAAAACATGGGTCCAAATATTAATTCTAAATACCCGACATTTTTATGTTTTTGAATATTCATTAAATATACTTAAAACAATGATATTATTTTGATATATACAACTAATGAATATATCTAAAACAATACCTTGGGTCGAAAAATACAGACCAACAAATTTTGATAATATTATATTAGATGATGTAAATGAATCAATTTTTAAAAATGTGATGAAAACCAGTCATTTCCCTAATATGCTTTTTTATGGACCTCCTGGAACTGGTAAAACCACTTCCATTATGAATTTGGTTGATAATTATTTTAAGAATAATAATATAAAAAATTATAAATCGTCAGTAATACATTTAAACGCATCAGATGATCGCGGTATTGATATTATACGTAATCAAATATTACAGTTTGTAAGTTCAAATGGTATTTATAACAAAGGATATAAATTCGTAATATTAGATGAGGTTGATTATATGACGAAAAACGCTCAACAAGCATTAAAACATTTACTTCAACTTGTAAACAATAATATACGTTTTTGTTTAATTTGTAATTATATTAGTAAAATAGATGTGTCTCTTAAAAATGAGTTTATATGTATTCGTTTTAATAAATTGCCAAATGAAAAAATACACAATTATTTAAAAGATATTGTCACAAATGAGAATTTGAAAATTACGGATGATACAATACAACGTATACAATATAAATTTGGTTCCGATATTCGTTCAATGATTAATTATATTCAATTAAATCAGTTCAATTGGAATAATAATTACAACATTGTAGATGATTCCGCATATGAAAAAATCCATTGTTATTTTTTAGAACATCATGATTGTAAACCAGATGCTTCATCACAAAATATAATCAGTTTTATTTATAAAATGTCAATTTTATATAATACGAATATTTTGGATCTTATTAAAGAATATTTTAATTATATCATAAAATATAAAACGGAACTAATTAATAAATATTTATTGAATGATATTTCAGAAATTATGCATACACAAAATGTTAAAAACGAACATTTAATATTACAATTCAGTATTATCATAATGAAACATGTAATGAAAATGGATAATGAAAATTGAATTATAAAATTAATATAAAGAAATTATAGACTTATTTATATTAAAATAATAATATATTAAAATGGATATAAACGATGAATGGGAAATGTTTTTACAAAACCCGGATTGTAGTTTCGAAGATAATATAAACAATGATGAATTGGAAAAAAATATGGATGATATTTTACCTGATCGTTCAATCTGTGATGAATTAAACATATCAACCAATACAAAGGTATTATATTTGAATCAACCAATTGATATTTATAAGATATTTTGGAAGTTACCAATTATCCATTATATGGATAAAAACGACGGTATTTTAAAAAAACAGATAAAAATTGTATCTAATACACCGGAGGAATATGAAGAATATAAACGAAAATTATTGAATGAACGTTATTATAATGAAGTAATTATTAAACAGATAAATAATCCGGAAGCGCGACGTATTAAATTCAAGGATGAACGAAAACTTACAATTGGAATATCTAAAAAAGACATCATTACAACAAAGGTTAAAAATAAAAATGCGTTTTATAATTGTTTCGCAATTACTCTCCGTTTCTTTAAAAATGAGTATAAAGAAATGCATGTAAAAGTGTTTAATACCGGAAAATTAGAAATTCCCGGTATAGTAGATTCCGAATTATTGGATCATGTAAAATATGAAATTATAAATCGTTTACAAATATATATTGATAAACCACTTGCTTTTATTAATCAAGATGTAGAACATAATGTATTAATTAATTCTAATTTCAATTGTGG